CGAGCGGGCGGACGTGGCGGGGCGTTCGACCCGACGAGGTCGAGGACGTTCTTCGGGCGTCGGGGGCTTTCCTCGCCTGTCGGGAGCACGGCGCGGGGATCGCGATCTACGTCGCGACTGAACCGTTCGGGGAGGTCTGGTACCGTCGGGGGTACGTTCCGGTAAGACTTTATTGATTAAAGCTAGATACACTTTTCTGAAAAAAAAATACACTTTACCTCTTGATTAAATCTTATCACGTGTCAAGATTATATTATCAACGACGGAGGGACGAGATGAACAAGGTCGCGAACAAGGTCTCCGAGGTGAAGCACTCCAAGGTCGAGAAGAAGTACGGCGCGACCAAGAAGTCCCGGAAGGGCGTCAAGAAGGCTTACCACAAGGCGGTGCGGGCCGCGGTCAAGGCGGAGCTCGCCGGGGAGGTGCTCTGATGATGAGCGAGGACAAGAAGAGCGCGATCCACGCGCTGGCGCTCCGGACCGCGGCGAAGTACCGGAAGCTCGGTTTCTTCGTGCCGGAGCCGACCTGGTACGGGAGTCACTGGCGGGTGACCGTGGACCGGGTGATCCGCAACTGCGGCCGGGTGATCGGGAGCAAGGCGGCGGGGGAGGTCAAGGTCTTCGAGGGTCGGGTCGAGGCGCCGGCGAACCTCAACCGGAGCTGGGGGGACCTCGAGCGGTACGCCGTGATAATCGTGAAGGAGGTGTCGAGATGAGCGCGGAGTTGATCGGGTACGAGTGGATCTCCTACGTGGACGAGCGGGACAAGCGGGTCAGCGACTGGGAGCGGGCGCGGGAGTGCCAGATCTGCGGGCGGAAGCTGGTCCACGTCTACACGGTCCGGCGGGAGTCGGGGGCGGTGGACGAGGTCGGGCGGGAGTGCGCTCACCTCGCCCTCGGGTGGAAGCGGCCGGTGGACAAGTTCACCACCAAGAAGCTGGAGCTGGAGTTCTTCCAGCGGGTCGCCGGCGAGCGGGCGGTCCTGAAGGAGATCGAGCGGCGGGCGAAGTTCGCGGTCGAGGACCGGCGTCAGGCGGCGCGGGACTGCCGGCGGCGGAACCCGGGGCTCGACGTGGGGCCCGTGACCGTCCTGACCGACGGGGCGCGTTTTTTCGCCCTCCCGACCTCCTGTCTCGCGGTTTCGGCGGATCCCGGATTTCCCGCGGTGAAGTGGACGGGCTTCGAGGCGTGGGAGCGGGCGGGGTGGACTCCGGTGAAGTAGCACGATTTAAAGTAGATACACTTTTCTGAAAAAAAATACACTTTCCCTCTTGACTAAATCTTACCACGTGTCAAGATTATATTATGAACGACGGAGGGAACGAGATGACGAAGACGATCAGAAAGTTCGACAGCAAGGACGCGGCGCGGGACCACCTGAGCGGGAACGGTTGCGCTTTTTTGATGGACTACGTGAGCGGGTCGGAGCGGTGGGTCTCCCCGAGGGGCGACCGGATCGAGCTCTACTACGATCGTCGCGGCCGGTGGGCGGTTCGGGGGGAGGTGGTCCGATGACGCGCGGCGAGCTCGAGAAGAACGGCGAGCTCCTCGCCTACGTGGTGGCCGGTCGGGCGGACGTCACCCTGGAGAACGAGCGGACTGGCGGGCGGTTCACCTTTCGGGTGAGCGCGCCGTCGAAGGACACGGAGCGGGGTGGGGTGGTGCGGGACCTCGACGCGCCGGTTCGGTTCGTCAAGGTGCTGACCGGGGCGGACAACGAGGGGGACTTCACCTTCCTCGGGACGATCTTCCTGAAGAAGGGGCGGGAGTACCGGGCGGGGCGGAAGTCCAGGATCTCGGCGGAGGCCCCGAGCGCGCGGGCGTGGGCGTGGTTCTGGGGTCGCCTGAGCTCCGGCCGGGTCCTCCCCGAGGAGCTCCACGTCTACCACGAGGGGCGGTGCGGTCGGTGCGGTCGGAAGCTCACGGTCCCCGAGAGCGTCCGGACGGGATTCGGTCCGGAGTGTCGGGACAAGGTCGGACTCTAGGAAGGAGCGAGCGATGAACGCGGCGATCGAGACGAACGAGATGAATTTGGAGGCGCTCCGCGAGCTCGAGGGGGAGCTGACCCCCGCGGCTCGCGGGTGTCTGGCCCACCTGCTGAACAACGCGTTGTGTCCCCTGTTGATGGAGGTCTCCAGCGAGGACGGGTTGGATCGGGAGTTGATTCTGGACTTGGTCAGAAGGTTGACCGCGACGGTGAAGTCGATCACGGGGGTGGGGTGTTGAGGTGTGAATTTTGCGGGTTCGAGGACGAGCTCGCCGGCGTGGACGTCCTCGGCGGGTATCTGGTCGATTGGACCTCCTGTTGTCTCGCAATGCGAGAATACGTCGAGCGGTTCGGGTTCGAGGCGGCGTTCGGGCGGAAGCTGGAGGACGTGGTCTCGGAGATCACCGGGTTGGAGGTTCGGGAGGTCGTTTTGGAGGGCGATCGAGGCGACTCGGTGGCTCGCTGTCGGCTCGCGGGGATCGACCCGGGGCTCGGGGTCTCGGGGTGGAGAACGGAGGTCTTCGAGGACGTGGAGCGGTATCACAGGCACCACGGACCCCCGGTGAGCTGGAAGTTCGGCGTCGCGGTTCACAACGGACGGACGCGGGTCGGGGTCGCGGTGGTCGGGCGGCCGGTGTCGAGGGTGCTCCAGGGGAAGGAGCCGCGGACGCTGGAGATCACGCGCTTGTGCACCTGGGGGGAGAGCTCGCTCCGGAGGAACGCGGCGACGAAGCTCCTCGGACTCGCGGCGCGGCGCGCGAGGAAGCTCGGTTGCGACAAGTTGATCACGTACACGCTCGCGGAGGAGGACGGCGCCAGTCTCCGCGCGGCGGGTTTCGAGCCGGTGGCGGAGGTCAAGGGGCGGTCGTGGGATCGCCCCGGGCGTCGCCGGACGGACAAGGCGCCGACCACGAACAAGGTCCGCTGGGAGCGGACGATCGGGAGGTCGAGATGACGAAGAACGAGATCGAGGAGCGGTTGGAGATCGTGCACGCGGGGGTGAAGAAGGCGCACGTGGAGGCGTCCTACCTGGCGGTGGCGATCGCGCAGAAGTTCGAGGGGCGTGGATTCGGACGGGGGGAGCTCACGAAGGCGGCGGACTTCGCGCTGGAGGCGGCGCAGTCGGCGGAGGTGGCGGCGGCTCGACTGGTCCAGGTGGCGGAGACGCTCGGGATCGAGCTGAAGATCGGGGGTGGGGAGTGAGCGAGCGACTCTACTCGATCCCGGAGGCGGCGGAGGTCAAGGGCGTGAGCCGGACGGCGATCGCTCTGGCGGTGAAGGAGGGACGAATTCCGGCGACCCGGGTCGGGCGGGCGTGGGTGATCCGGGAGAGCGATCTGGAGGGATACACGCCGAACAAGAACAAGCGGCGGAAGCTGCGGCGGCGGGTGCGCCGGCCGAAGGGAGGTGTCTGATGAGCGTTCCGATCAACCTGGCGGCGAGTCGAGGGTGCGAGGTCTACGCGATTCGGTGGGGAAATTGGGGGTGGGCGGTGGTGCGACCGTCCGGGAGCTCGCGGAAGGAGGGGTACGCGCGGGTCGAGAAATTCCTCTCCAAGTCCAAGCGGTGGACGAAGCGGATCACGGTTCCGCTCGCCGACCTCGTGACGAATCGGGAGTTCAACGAGCTAGAGGAGAAGGACCGGAAGCGACTCCGGTCAATCGTCGCTCGAGCTCTTCAGAACTGGTGAGGCGAGCTTCTTGACCCGCGGCGCTTTCTTCTTCTCAGTCGCCGGTGGGAGGGCGGGGGGCTCCTCTCGCCCGCCCTTCAGCACGCGCGAGAGCACGGCGTTCGCGGTCGGGTTCGCCCGCGCGGGCGCCCCCAGGAGGGTCTCGAGCTCCGCCACCTCTTGGCGGAGGTGGACGCGGAGCTCGGTCACGCTCATCGAGCGGAAGTCCACCTGCGCGTTGACGTTGACCTCCCGGGCGGCGCGCTTGATCACCCCCAGGTCCTGACCGAACTTGATGATCTTGTCCAGAATCTCCGCCCGCGTCTTCACGGCGGAGACCAGGGCGGAGAACTGCCTGGAGTGACGGAACACCTGGGCGAGGTCCTCGAGCTCCTGGGCGGCCTGGAGCTGGCGGAGCTTGTACTCCGAGAAGACCAGCCGGGGGTCGACCTCCTCGGTCAGTCGGCGGTCCTCGTCCGCGACGGACCGCTCGACGGCCATGAACTTCTGTAGACTCCAGCCGGTCTCCTGGAGGATCCGCTCGCGGTCCCAGAGCAGGGAGACCCCGGCGCGGTACTGCGCGATCTCCTTCTTACGCTCGCGGATCTCGGCGTTCTCGGGCAACGGGGGCAACCCCTCGCGGGCGATGCGCAGGGCGCGGGCCCTGGCGCCGGCGACCTTCCGCTCGATCTGTTCGAGCGAGACGCAGTCCTCGTCGTGGTTCGGGGGGTTGATGTTCTTCGCGGGCGTGGCCATCTCGATCTCCTCCTGACTTCTCCACTGTAACCCGAAGTAAGGTCGGGGACCGGAACCCGATGCACACATCAAAGTGGGGCCGGCGGGATCACTCGCGTAAATTCGCCAAATGGACCAAGAGACCCCGAGCCCCGAGGACCTTGAGCGGGACCTCGCGCGGATCCTTCAGATGAAGGCGGCGACTCAGCGGAAGCTGGTCCTGGAGGACCGACGGATCGACGTGCTCGCGGCGATCTGCGGGTACGAGATCCTCCCTTTTCACTGGCTCCTGATCCAGTCGAAGCGACGGCTCCCCGGTCCCTGGCGGATGTACCTCGCCCCCCGCGGCTCGGGGAAGTCCACGATCATCACGATCGTGGACTCGGTCGGGCTCCCGCTCTGGGACCCGGACGTGCGGATTCTGATCGCGTCGAGGGTCAAGGATCAGAGCAAGGACCTCCTGGCGGAGATCCAGGGGTGCTACGAGTCGGAGCGGTTCTGCGAGCTCTTCGGCGACCTCCGCGGGGAGAAGTGGGGAACGGGCGAGGCGACGGTTAGGACGCGCCGGCGTAAGCGGAAGGAGCCGACTTGGCTCGCCGCGGGGGCCGACGGGCCGGTGACCTCGAAGCACTTCGACTTCATCAAAGCCGACGACCTGGTCGACGAGAAGAACGCGAGGACGGAGGGCGAGCGGGAGAGGATCTACACGTTCTTCTACAAGACTTTGGTCCCGACGCTGATGCTCGTCCGGGGGGACGGGTCGGCCGGGGAGATCGACGTCTGCGGGACGCGGTACCACCCGGAGGACATCTACGCCCGCCTGGAGGACGACGCGAAGGTTAGGCGCAACATCTGCGAGATCCCGGCGCTGGTCGACCCGAAGACTGGGGAGGCCGACGCGAACGGAATCTCGATCGTACCGGAGATCCTCCCGACCGACGACCTGAAGGACCTCCGGATCTCGATGGGCTCGGCGAACTTCGACTCTCAGTACCAGCAGAGCACGAAGCGGATGAAGGGGGACATCTTCAAGAACGAGTTCTTCCAGCACTTCGAGGACAAACCCTTTGACCTGATCAAGGCGCTCGAGTTGAAGGTGTGGGCGGCGTGCGACCTGGCGGTGACCGAGGAGCAGATCAAGAACAACGACGAGTACTCCGATTGCGTGATCGGGGTCGACGACCGCGACCCGTCGACGCTCTACGTCTACGTGCTCGAGACGTACCACGGGCAGATCCCCTACACGATGCAGATCGGACGGGCGAGCTACATCTTCGAGAAGTGGGACCCGCTGAGGTTCGGGATCGAGGCGAACGCGTTTCAGAAGTCGAGGCTTTTCTCGGTGTACCGGGAGCTCGGCGGGGATATAGGGGACCGGTGCATCCCGGTGATCACGCTCACCGACAAGGTGACCAGGGCGTGGAAGCTCTCCGCGCGGTACGAGGCGGGGCGGGTCTGGCACCGGAAGAACGACAAGATGACCGACGATCTCGAGGGGCAACTGGTCGGGTTCCCGAAGCTCAAGCGGGACGATCAGTTCGACGCGCTCGACATCGCGGTGACGCTCGGGTGTGTGGTCCGAGCGAATAAGAAGCGGAAGAAGAAGGTCGGGCTCTTCGGCGGGAGGGGACGACTCCCGCGTCGGAGGCGGACCGGAATTTCGATCACTTGACAGGAGAGTAACGATGAACGGTAAGGACCTGGTCGAACTGCGGAAGACTTTGGAGAGGGGCGATCGGTTGAGCGACGCTCAAGTCGTCGAGCTGGCGAAGCTCCGGCGCGAGGCGAGCGAGAAGATCAGTCACGTGAGGGTCGGGAAGCTGGCGCTCCGGGAGGGCGAGGAGTTGATGGATTTCGTGTGGACGATGGTGGACGCGGTCCAGACGAACCGGATTATCCTCGCGGACGGGTCGCTCGACGCCTGGCTCCAGGGGATCTTTGAGGACCACGTGATCGTGATGGACGGGAACACGGGGAAGTTCTTCAAGGCGAACTTCTCGCGCGACGCGTCCGGGGAGATCGTCTTCGAGGAGCCGGTCGAGGTGCGGATGCTGTGGGTGCCCGTCGGGGAGGGCGCCGGCGACGAGACCGAGAAGGCGATCGCCAAGCGGGCCCCCGAGGTGGAGCAGATCCTCCAGCTCGAGAAGACCGCCGGGAGCCGGTGGTCGTTCCTCCCGTCCTCTTTGCGGGGGAGGTGATAGATGGCCGCCGTCAACGTGAAGGCGCGGATCGCGTCCGCGCCCGAGTTCAACGTGATCCGGGAGGTCGACGCGAACGACTCGGTTCTCCCGACCGACAAAGCGTCCGGGGTGAACTGCGCGGACTTCGACGAGCTGGTCGTGATGTGCACCCTCCTGAACAGCGCGACCGCGGCGACCGTGGAGCTCCACTTCTGGAGCGACGCGAAGAACGGGTCGCCGAACGGTGGGTTTGTGAACGAGGCCACCCCTCAGACGATCGTCGTCAACACGAGTGGGGTGATCAAGCGGGTTTTCGCGCACCACCACGGATCGATCTTCTTCGGGGTCACCGGGATCACCGGCGGGTCGGGGAAGCGGGTTCGGATCGAGGTCGCCGGGGTGCCGGTCTACGGTCAGAAGGGGGTGTGACGTGAGCAAGTCGATGGCGGAGGTCGAGATCCGTCGGGAGTACCCGGACAACCCGACCGTGCAGGAGATCAAGGCGCGGAACGTGCGGGCGATCAAGGCGACGGTCTTCGGGCTCGATCGGGTCCGGAAGTCGGATCTCTCTCGCCGTCGATCCACAAGGAAGTCGAAGAAGGACCCGGTCGGGGCGGGGACCTCGGCCGGGGAGAAGAAGCAAGTCGACGTCGATCCTTGGACGCGTCTCGAGCGGGAGGGGCGGATCGTCCCCCCGCCGTTCGACATGTTAACCCTGGCGGTGATGCCGGAGAACAACACGGAGCTCGGGCCGGCGATCGACGCGATGGCTGTGAACGTCGACTCCTTCGGGTGGAAGCTTGACCCCCGGATTCCGGTGGACGAGCAGACCCCGATCGAGGTGCTTCAGACCTTGGCGGAGGAGCGGGTCGAGGCGGAGAACTTCTTCGAGAACTGCTGCACCGACGGGGAGTCTTTGACCGACCTCCGGGAGCGACTCCGAAAGGACCTGGAGGCGACGGGGAACTGTTACGTCGAGTTCGTCGAGGCGCCGGGGGTCGGGCGTCTCGACGGGCTGAACCACCTTCCGAGCTGGACGATGCGGATCTCGCGGATGGACGAGGAGTCGACGCCCTACCTCGAGACGCAGGTGAAGAAGCGGGTCCGACTCGTCGAGGTGGAGGAGCCGACGCGTCCCGGGCTGGACGAGACCCCGGACCTCCCGACTCCGGGCGAGGGTGAGCCGCCCTCGTCGGCGGATCGAGGGTCGCTCGAGGAGGCGAAGGACCTCTCGAGCGACGTGGTGGTGAAGCGGCGTTTCGAGGAGCAGGTGCTCTACGAGTCGGAGGAGGTGGTCCGCTTCAAGAAGTTCCGCCGGTACGTCCAGATCAACGAGAAGTGCACCACGTGGTTCAAGGAACTCGGGGATCCGCGATTGATCGCCGCGAAGGACGGGCACGTCGTGGGGCGGGAGGAGCTCCTGAAGGAGGACCGGGACGCCAAGGAGCTCCCGCGGTTCACCCTGGAGGGGGACCGGATCGTGCTTCGGACGGGTCGAGTGGGGTTCCCGGTGAGCGGGGCGGCGAACCCGGTGAGGCACAAGAGGATCTACTCGACGCGCTCCCCCTACGGGCTCCCTCGCTACACGGGGCACCTGTTCTGCATCTTCGGGTCGAGGGCGGCGGAGGAGATCAACTTCACGACGTTCAAGAACAACAACGTCCCGTCGATGGCGATCTCGGTCGCGAACGGGAAGCTCGATGACGAGTCCCTGGAGCGGATCGAGGAGTTCGTCGAGGCGACGATCCAGTCGGACGACAACTACTCGAAGTTTCTCCTCCTGGAGGCCGAGCCGGTGATGGAGGGGATGCGCGACCCGGGGGCGATGAAGATCGAGATCACGCCCTTGACGAAGGACCAGCACACGGACGCGCTCTTCGTGCAGTACCAGGAGCACAACGACGACCGGACGCGTCGGGCCTGGCGGTTCCCGCCGATCTTCGTGGGGAAGAGCGAGGACTTCACTGGGAAGACGATCGACGCGAGCCGGCGGCTCGCCGACGAGCAGGTCTTCGGGCCGGAGCGGGCGAAGGAGGACGTCTTCTTCACCAAGGACGTTCTGATCCGGTACCTGAAGATCGTTTGGAGCGTCTTCAAGTCGCTCTCCCCGAACGTGACCGAGAACGCGGATCTCGTTCGGATGCTGGCCCAGGGCGAGAAGACGGGCGGGCTCACGCCGCGGATCTCCCGGGAGATCATCGGGTCGGTGGTCAACCGGGACCTGGGGAGCGTCAACCCGGAGCTCTTCAACCCGGATCAACCGTTCTCCCTCACGCTGGCCCAGTTGATGAAGACGGACTCCGCGAGCTCGGCGACGGGCGGCGGGGAACCGACCTCGCAGGGGCGCGCCGGCGTGCAGGTGGCCGGGCCCGGGCGGGATCGGGAGGCGGACGCCTCGGCGCCGGACCTGGAGGAGGACGAGGTCGAGCGGCTCGCCGAGATGATCCGAAACGAGGTCCGGACGCGGTTCGGTGGGTTCCTTCCGCCGGCGTTCGTCGACGAGCCCTTCGAGGAGGATTAGGTGGACCTTCGACTCGCCGCGGCGCACCTGACCCCGGAGATCCTTCGGGGACTGTCGGACGAGGAGCTGATCGTCCTGGCGGACTCGGTGACCGAGGCCGTCGGGGTGGAGATCGTGAAGGATTCGGACCGCGAGCGGGCGATCGAGGGGCGGATGGCGGGGGACCTGGACGAGGACTACGTCGGGGACTTGTACCCGATCGCGGATCAGGAGCTCGCCGCGCTCCCGGTGGATGACGTCGAGATGAGCGAGGTCAACGCGGCGATGGACGGTATCGGCCGGGAGATGGGGAAGCGGGACACGTCGATCGCGGTGAAGATCCTGCTCGCCGGCGTGACGGCGCTCGGGACGATCGCGCGGCGGGTGGAGCGGACGCACCTCCGAACGATCGACCCGTCGATCGTGATCTCGGCGAGCTTCGCTCAACCCGACCTGGCGGCGATCGAGGAGCTTTCGAAGCAACAACTCTGGTGGATCGGGGAGCTCTGGAACGACCACCTCTCCCGGGTGATCACGGCGACGGTCCAGCGGGAGGCGCTGGCGGTCGGGCTCGGTCGGGAGCAGGTGGGGAAGATCCTCCGCGGAGTGGTGGAGGGGTCGGTCGCCGGCGTCAAGGTCCCGGGCACCTGGCGGGGGTCGACGGCGCAGTACCACGAGATGCTCGCCGGGACGGTGCGCGCCCGGGCGAGTGCGTTCGGGGCGTTGACTTCGATGCGGGACGCCGACTTCACGTGGTACGTGATTCAGGCGGTTCTCGACGAGCGGACCTCCGAGCAGTGTCGGCGGATGCATGGTCGTCGGTTTAAGGTCTCGGACGGGATCGCGCACGTGAATCGGGCGCTCGCGGCGCGGGACCCAGACGAGTTCAAGGCGGTGGCGGGTTGGAAGCAGCCGGAGGAGATCGACCAACTCACGGGGAGTGGGGACGAGGACTCGCAGCGGCGGGCGCTCGCCGCGGCCGGGATGGCGCTCCCCCCTTACCACGGACGATGCAGAACCGTGATCACGGCGGATTAGAAGGAGGAGAAGATGAAAAGCGAAGCTCAGAAGAGAGGGGAGGATCTCCTTCTGGCGTTGAATCTCGAGCTCGACCAAGTGGTGGAGCTGAAGTTCTCGATCGACAAGTTCAAGAACGCGGCGGCCGCGAAGTCCTGGAGCAAGAACCACGGGTTCGATCCGTCGGTGGTGAAGCAACACCGGGACTCCGTCGTCGTTCGGGTGAAAGCGGACGATGAGTTCGAGGAGGGGACGATTCAGCGCCAGACGATCACCCGCGGAGTGACCGCGCTAGTCGGCGTCCCGAAGCTCTGGAACCTTCGGAAGGCGGTCCCGGACGCGGACGCCAGCAACGAGGAGAAGCGGAAGGCGCAGAGCGATCGCTCGGAGAAGTGGGGGATCGAGGCGCTCGAGGGGAAGGGGGAGAACCTCTCGTTCCCTAGCGACTTCCCGACGGACGAGAACGACTACGGCGACCCGGTGAACCTGAAGTTCCCAACGGAGCCGAAGGAGCGGGCGGCGAACGCGCGGGTCCGCTTCAAGCAATTCGCGGACACCTACGAGGAGGAGAAGTCGAAGAAGGTGGTCCACGAGCGGATCGTGCGGGCGGAGCTGAAGCACGGGATCGAGCCGAGCTTCGACGAGGACGACCCGTTGGACCAGCTCCTCCCCCAGGACCTGAAGGACCGGCTCTCGAAGCGCCTGGCGGTGAAGCGGGCGACGATCGAGGTGGAGTTCGCGAAGCGGGGGGACCTCCTGATCCGGAAGTCGGAGGAGGGGGACCCGGAGGACAGCGTTCGGATGTTCGGGATCGTGATGAAGCCCGAGGTCCCGGATTCCGAGGGGGACGTGACGTCGAAGGAGGAGATCGAGCGCGGGAACTTCACCTTCATGACCGAGCACCAGACCCTCGGGTTCATGCACAAGAAGGACGTCTCCGACCGGGTGAAGATGCTCCAGAACGTCCTCGCGCCGATCACCTTCGATTTCCCGACGCCGGACGGCGGGGCGAAGAAGATCGCGGAGGGGACGTGGTACCAGGAGCTCTACACGGACGACCCTGAGCTCGTGAAGCGGGTTCGGGAGGGGACGTTGAACGGGCTCTCGATCGGCGGGAAGGCGAAGCGCGAGCCGATCACGGAGATGGTGGACGGGTCGGTTCGGCTTCTGCCGGACCTTCCGTTCGCGGATCAACAGAAGCGCGCTCTGGAGGCGATCGTGACGAAGCGAAACGAGAACGTAAATAAGGGTGAGGGCGATCCTGCTCTCGCTCGATTCACCGACCTCCGAGTCGAGGAGGTGTCCTTGGTCGACGCCGCCGCCAACGAGGAGGACTTTTTCTTGATCAAAAGGAGGAAAGAAATGGCAGGAGAGCAGAAGCCGAAAGAGGCGGCGGTCACCAAGGACAACCCGACCGCCGGGGATCCGCCCACCACGAACGCGGATCCCACGCCGACCGGCGACCCGAAGACCACCAACGAGCCCACCAACGAGCCCACGATCGCCCAGCAGGTGGCCGAGGGCGTGAAGGAGGGCGTGAAGGCGGCGATCACCGAGATCCAGGGGACGGAGACCAAGGCGCGGAAGAGCGCGCCGGCGGATCCTCCGGCCGACGACCCGGTGACCAAGGGGTTCGAGTCACTGAACAGCCGGCTCGACGGGATCGACAAGCGGCTCGACGAGCAGGACCAGGCGCTGAAGGACGCGGCGAACGTCAAGGCGGCCGCGAAGGGTCAGTCCGTGCCCGACGGGACGACGAAGACGCAGGACCCCGAGGAGAGCAAGCCCGACAGCAAGTGGGCGGGGACCGCGGTTCACTCCGTCTTCGGTAAGAGGAGATAACACAGCCCGCTAGCGGGTGATCGAATCCACCGGCGTGGAGGCCGGACAGAGAATCAGGAGGAAATTCAAATGACGAACGAAGAACTCATCCAGAAAGCGATCATCACGACCGCTGAGCTGGCCACGGCGGGGAAGCTGAACGACGTCCAGAGCGACATGTTCATCGACTTCGTGATCGACGTGACGGAGCTCCGCGGGTCGGTGCGGACCGTGCGGTTCCGGAACGAGAACATGCAGATCGACAAGATCGGCGTGGGGCAGCGCGTGTCGGTGCCCAAGGAGGAGGCGAAGGACCCGGGCGTGCGGCGCGGCGTCTCGACCTCGAAGGTGAAGCTGACCCCGCAGGAGATCATGACCCCCTTCGAGATCAGCGACAACTTCGCGGAGCACAACATCGAGGGCGAGTCGGTGGAGGACACGGTGATGCGTCTGATGGCGACGCAGACCGCGAACGACATCGAGGAGCTCCTGATCAACGGCGACGAGCTCGGTCCCGCGCGGATCGAGAACGACCTGTTCGACGGCGGCTCGACGACCAACGTGATCAAGGACTCCTTCATCGCGCTGATCGACGGGTGGCTTCGGCTCCTGGACAGCGGGAACGTCTACGACGCCGAGGGCGCGAACCTGAGCTCGAAGGTCTTCTCCAAGATGATCAAGGAGCTCCCGGTGAAGTTTCGCCGGACCCGCCGCAACCTGCGGTGGTTGCTGGCCCTCGACCTCGAGCAGAACTGGCGAGAGAAGGTCAGCTCCCGCGGGACCGCCGCCGGCGACCGCGCGTTGACCAGCGCCGATCAGATCCCGGTCTACGGGATCCCGATGGTGCCGGTGCCCCTGCTCGATCCCGAGCCTCGGGTCGTGGAGCACGTCACTTTCGGCGCGCACCCCGACACGCAGACCCTGCGCTACAAGCCGATCGGGACGGACGTCTATATTACGGACTCCACCCTCGGCGCTTCCCCGACCGTCCCCTACGTCGAGACCACCGACTACGTGGTCGACCGGACCAACGGGACGATCTCCACGACCGCGGCCGGCGCGGTGGTCAGCGGCACCTTCAAGGTGACCTACCACTCCCGCGCTCAGATCGCGCTCGCGGACTACCAGAACTTGATCCTCGCGATCGGTCGGGACATCCGGATCGAGACCGACCGCGACATCTTCAAGGGCGTCAACCAGTTCGCGATCACCACCAAGGTGGACGCCGAGATCGAGGAGGTCACGGCGACGGTGAAGGGGATCAACATCGGGCTCGACTGATCGACGGCAACTGACCGTCGGTGAGTAGGACCGAGCGGTCTCAGGAGGACGAAATGGCAAACAAGACTACGCGCCGAGCCGCGAGGGAGACTTCGATCTCCGCTCAGGATCAGCCGAAGTCGGCCACGTCCGCCGCGGAGACGAATAACGGGGGCCCCCGCGTCAAGAAGGTCGCGGAGGAACCCAAGAAGAAGGAACCCGCGCCGAAGGCTGAGAACGAGCCCAAGGTTCGGATCTTCCGAGTCGAGCTCCTCCTGGGGAGCAAGTACACGGTTCGGGGGAAGACCTTCTTCAAGGATCGTCCCGTGGTGGTGACCGACGAAAGGATCCTGAAGGAGCTCGAGGTCAACTCGCGGTTCAAGTTGATTGGCGTGGCTGGAGGTGACAAATGAACAAAGTGACGGTCACGCTCCGCTCCGCGCCGTCGGAATCGATCGAGGTCCCGACTCAGGTGAAGTACAAGAAAGAGAAGGAGGTCACGAAGCTGGAGAGATCCTGCTTCGGGGCGATCCGACTCTTCCCCGGGATCCCGAAGGCGATCACGAAGGACGAGCTCGAGCACATCAAGAAGACCCGGGCGGACCTGTTCGCTCGGTTGGACGTGAAGCCCTACGTCGAGTCGAAGAGAGTCGACAAGCGGGGGATCTCCGAGGCCGACGCCGAGAAGCTGGCGAAGGCCGAGGGGCTCGATCACCTCAAGCCGAAGGTGCAACTGGAGAAGCTCCAGGAGCGCGGCAAGGTGACGCGTCCGAAGAAGCGGGAGAACGCTCCTCGCCTGGAGGGTAAGAAGGGCGCGGCGCTCACGCCTGCGAAGCGCAAACCACGCAACGGAAACGGCGGCTAACTGCTCTACGTGAACTTAGACGACGGTTCCGTCCTGTCCATCGACCTCCGGACGGTCGACGGGCTCCGGCTCTGGAGGGAGCGATCCCTCGATCCGGGGTTCTCGATGACCGTCCGGGGCGTCTCCCTCGCTCTGGGGGACCACCGGGCGGACCTCCCCCTCCCCAGGAGGTTTCGGGAGCTCTCGTTCTCGGCGGAGGTGATCCGCGACCGCGACGACCGCGAGGTTGCCGAGCGCGTCTCGGTGCACGCCGACGGGGTGGTCCTCTCCTTGACGCTCCATTTGAACGGACGCTCCGGGCGCTTCCGGGTCGACCTCGACAAGCGGGGGCGTCCGAGGTTCCGACCGGAGTCATTACGCTGAACAGATCCCCCCGGCCGTTCTATCCTCGAAGTACAGAGTAAACGTGGAGAGAACCTCAACTCGGAGGAGTTTTCATGACCGTTTCCAGAATGAGGCAAGACAACGTTCACACCCTCGGGTCGGGGATTGACGACACCCTCCTCCCGAGCAACCACGACGCGAACGCGGTGGATCTCCAGGACACCCTGGACTACTACGCCAGTCAGTTGAACGACATTATCGGTCAAACCAACTGGCACGACGCGCCGGACGCGTCGATCGCCACGATCTGGGCGAAGACCTTCCTCGACGAGAAGCTCGCCCTCCGCGGGCGCTGGCTTCTGACCGACATCACGGTCCCGGCGGCGCAGAACTACAAGCTCCTCTCGGTGGCCGGGAGCGAGATCTCGAACTCGGTGGTCAAGGCGATCGCCCTGACTCAACGCGGGCTGGTGACCGCGCAGCACGGGGGGACCTTCGGTTCGAGCCACGATCTGGCGGAGGTCACCGGTCTGAACGCGATCTCCCCTCAGAACCTTCTCGCGGTGTGCGACGGGGACACGGGTGACCCGCTCCTGGACTCCAACAACAAACAGATCTGGGGTCTGCTTCAGCACGAGAGCGGGGCGACCGACGGGGCGGTGTTCACGGACACGACCCCGGAGCGGGCTCAGGTGTCCTTCGTCGTGATCAACTCGACCAACGACGACTTGATCGCATGTCTGGCCGCCGACATCCAGGGGAAGAAGGTCAACCTCGAGTACGTCGAGCGCGAGGATCTCGACGCGTGGGTCGCTCAGGACTTCTTGCGTCTGAGCTCTCTCGCGGACGTCCCGAGTGGGTCGGGTCAGGTGACCCTGGACAACGCGATCGACAACCAGGGGACCACGCCGGCGACGCAGACCACGGACATCGACGTCCGGATCGACGACGACTCCTCGTGGGCCTTCCAGGACTCGACCGGTGCGCGGGATCTCCTGCGCGTTTCGCCGGCGGCGGCCGGGGACGAGGTGGAGGTGAACGCGGATACTCTGGACGTGAACGTCGGGGCGGCGGGAACGGTCGATATCGACAACGGGGTGACCGTCGACTCGGGTGGGACCTCGATCAACCTCGGCGTGACCGCGGGGCAGATCGACGCCACGGCGATCAAGCTGGCGGCGACGACCGGGCTCGCGGAGGTCGAGGGCGTGGGGGTGACCCTGGACGCCTTGGCGGGCGCTGGCGGACCGCTGACCGCGGACGGGACGCTCCTGGACGCGGACTTCTCGGACAACTCGCACCTGGATATGAGGGCGAGCGACGCCGCGGAGAAGACTCTCCGAGTCCTCGCCGCGAACGACGGCGCCGGGGCTTCGGTCCTCCAGCTCACCTCGGAGGACGGGGACCTGAAGTTCCAGACGGTGAGGGAGACCACCCCGCTCCCGCTGGACGACGCGACGGCCGGCGCGATCTCCGCGCTCACCGGTGGACCGCACGCCTCGATCTCGGCCGCGATCAAGTACGCGCTCGAGCACGGGGGCGTGGACCTGACCTTCGACATCTTCGTCGCGGGGAGCAACTACGCGATGGGGGCGAACATCCCGGCGGTGACCCTCGATCTCTCCACGTTCGACGGGGACATGGGGACGCCGGGTTCTCCGGGAACCCCCGACCTCTTCCTGTTCCTCAACGGTCGGTTGATCCGCGGGGCGGCGGCGACCGGAACCGGGGACTGGTACCCGGGGGACACCCCGGCGAGCGGGGACGTGAAGGTCGACTTCCCGAAGGGGGTCAAGACGAACGACGTCTTCCTGACGATCGCTCTCGCGCAGTAAACCGAGACAATCCACGCGGGCAGGGTTAGGCAACCTCCCGCCCGCGACCCGGGCGAAGGAGGAGACCGATGCCCCACGAACTGTTGAAGCACCTGGACGAGCGCGCCGCGCGAGTCGTTCACTTCCGAGACACCTTGAAGGACGTTCCCGCCTACCTCGAGCGGGCGGAGACGTCCTTTCGCCTGTTCAAGACCCTCCGCGACAAGGTCTTCGCGGAGGCCCCGCGCCTGTACGAGACCAAGGGGATCTTGGCCGGCCTCCGGCGAGCTCCTACCCTGGTCCAGGTGCACAAGGACCGGGTGAAGAAGCTGATCGAGGACGAGAAGATCGCCCCCGAGGTGGGCAAGCCGACGCTCAAGGAGCTCGCCGCGCTCGACGTGACCCTGATGGTGGACGCTGAGCAGCGCAAGGAGGAGCTCACCCGCCTGGCCGGGAAGCTGGACGGTTACTACGCCGCGGCGCTCGAGGCGCTCGACGCGATCGACGTGACGCTCGGGCAACTCGCGCACTCCAAGTCGATCGAGGAGGACGAGGAGGACTGGAGCGGCCGCGGGACGGCGAACGGCCAGCGGGAGGTCAAGAAGCCGGGCGGCGGGGTCAAGAGGTCAGCTCGAGCGAAGTCGAACGGGACCGCCAAGCGCAAGCCGGCGGTGAGGAAGCCGAAGAAGTCCAACGGTGCGAGCGCGCCGGGGCAGGAGGGTTGATATGAAGGCACCTCAAGTTAAGATGAACTTGAAGAAGAAGGTCCCCTACACGAGGTGGGTTTACTCGGCCGGGGGCTGGCACGCCACGAAGTCGGAGATCGTCGCGCGCAAGGCTTCCTAAGTGGCGACCACCCCGGACAGAGCGCCGGGACCGAGCCAGGAGGAGGAGCTCCAGCTCGAGGACCGGACGGCGGACGGAGACCCGACGATCGAGGGGGCGATCCGTCGAGTCGGGGACGACTTGCGTCTCCGCCAGTCGACGGGGGTGATCTCGATTCTCGACACCCTCTGGCAACTCGTGACCGGGAACCTGCAACCGCAGACCAACGGACTGGGATCAAACTGTACGACGGGGACGGGGTCGACTGGGTGACGATGATCCGGGATGGGGGGAACTTCGCGATCACGGTCGGGGGGACCGACGCGCAGGCGTTCTACAAGAACTGTATGCGGGAGGTGACGCAGCTCGGGGACGTCGACGACTCCGTCTACGCGCACGTCTCCAACGGGGGCGACTCGCCCTGTCACACGATCTACGGCGACCGAACGACGAAATCCTACGGGAAGCACGTCTACCAGAACGCGGACGTTTCCTCGGAGCACCTGGACGTGGGGCGGGACGCGACGAACGGTTACCTCCGGGTCTACGGCGGGGACGAGATCCTCCAGCTCACCCAGAAGATCCTCGAGGCGCGGTTGACCGGGACCTCCGCGGCCGAGATGTTTCGGATCATCAGCGACTCCGGGGACGCTTTCAAGGTCTTCGCCGACCTGACCGCGCAGTTCTTCGGGCTCGTGACGCACGGGGGGAACGTGGTCCCGGACGCGGCCGGGACTCGTTACCTCGGAACCGGGGCTTTGAGGTGGGATCGCGGGTACTTCGACAGTTACGTGGAGTTGAACAGCGGTTCGATCGATTACACACGGTTGCTCAACGGGGAACTGAGGAGCAACAACACGTCGCTCCTGATCAACGGCGGGTTCGGGCTCACCCTCAAGGTCGGGCAGACCTTCAGCGACTGCATCATAAAGTTCGTCGCCGGACTCTCGAACCTCGACGCCACGGTGCGGACTTACCACGGAACGGGGGGTGGATCGAATTACACCGACCTTTTCCACGACGGGAGCGACGGGGTGATCTCCACCGGAGCCGGTTTGCTGAAGTTGGATCCAGACGGTGACGCGGTGGTGCTCCCGGCGTCGGCCGGGGATCCGTCCGGGGTGGTGGATCAGGCGGTGTGGTACGACTCGGACGACGACGTTTTTAGAGGTCGAGCCGGGAGCTCCTCGTTCACCTTCGCGAAGCGGTGGCAGGGGTCGAAGGTCTACTACGTCGGGAAGCACGGGAGCGACTCGAACGACGGTCTCTCGAACGAGACCGCGTTCCTCACCTTCGGGGCGGCGATCTCGGCGGTCAACGCGCAGACCCCGAGCTCGAGCAACACATTCTGCATCAAGTGCGCGGACGGGGGGCAGTACACCGAAAATTTGACCTGGCCCGTGTGGACCTACGTTCACGCGCCGGCGATCATTTTGATCGGGACTCAAACGGTCGTCGACAACTGCGCTCTGGAGATCGGGATCTTCTACACGAGCTCGGGCGTTGCGATCACGAAGAGCACGGGAACCGGGAAGACGTGGATCAAATTCGGTCAACTTCTCTTGGTTTCCGGTGGAAGTGGGATCGCGTGCTACGCCGGAAGCGTTCTGATCGAGGGTGGGTTCGCGGAGGTGGAGGACGGGTACGCCCTGGGGGACTCCTCGACGACGGGGTCGGTCGTGGGTTCGATCCACCACATCGAACTGACCGGCGACGGGATCGCGATCGGGGCGGCCGGCGGCTCCGGGGCGAGCCTCAACTTCCGGGTGAATCATATTCACCAACACACCGGGTCGGGGATCGGCGTCTACGTGGGCGCCGGCGTGGTGGCTTCGATCAACGTCCAGAAGTTGGAGTGCTCGAACGTCGCTTACCAGGTGCTCTCGACCGGGACGTTGAAGATGAGCGTCAACGACATCTCGGGGACGGAGACGAACGCCGGGACCGCGGACGTGAGCTACGCCGGCGGGAAGTACCCACCCTCGGCGACGGACCCGAGCGACGGGCGGGAGCTCGCCGGAGACCGGTACTTCAACACGGCGATCGGGAAGTGGATGACCTACGACGACGGGCGCTCGAAGTGGTTGTCCGAGGACTCGGTGGTGATTCAGTTCGGTCGGAACGGGGACGTGGTCGCAGGTGAGTACTACCGAGGGGTGAACGGGTTGCTCCTCTCGGCCACGAGTGGTTACCCCGCGCTCTGGGACGGGACGATCGTCGCGCTCGGGTACACGCGGAGCGACACGGACGCGGCGACCTTCGAGGTGGTCGAGGACGGGTCGGCGATCGCGGAACTCGCGAGCTCCGCTGCGGTGGGGACGGACGTCACCTTGGACGGGGACTTCTCCGCGGGAGGTGTGATCTCCCTGCGGAACAAGACGGGGGGCAACACCACGTCCGACGTGCAGTGCTGGATCACGCTTCGTTGGAGGGCCTGATGAGCAAGGAGATCACCCGATTCACCCACCTGATCACGTGCGAGGGGAACCCCCTCGCTCCGACGCACTTCGGCGTCTCCTACGAGGTGTTGGAGGACGGCAAGATTCGCGAGAACTTGTTGGAGATGGACTTCGCCGAGTTCGACGGGACCAAGATGCTGAGCGAGGTGCTCGAGATCGCGGTGGATGCGGTCGAGGCCGAGGAAGGGGTGGAGGTCTCGCTCGGGGACGTGCGGGAGCGGAACTTCCTGGTCGCGACCTACGACGCTCGTCGACGGTTGGAGACGGAGACCTGGTATGAGACGGACCTCGGGGCCGGGGAGTACTCTGGGATCGTCGAGAAGACGACTTACACTTACGTTTTAAACTACTTGTCCCACAAAACGATTCAGCTCTACTGGGCGGACGGGACCCCGCGGGGTGACCCGATCGTCTGGAAGTACTACCGCAACCCGACGACCGCCGAGCTGGTGATGAAGAAGGAGGAGTCGCTGTGAGCGAGCAACTCGGACAGATCCTCCCGCCGACCGAGGACGACGGGAAGCCGGTCTACGTGATGAGCCCCTCGACCGAGGGTCTGTACACGTGGTTGACCGCGAGGGGCGACGATCTGAACCCGACGCCTCCGGACACCGGTCGGGGGAAGGGGTCGAAGATGTTACTCGAGTTCACCGAGCCGGGCTACAAGGAGGTGGAGATCCAGTGGTCCGAGCCGGTGGAACTCCACGACGGTCACGTGAACTGGAACCCGGCGGACTGGGACTTCGACGACGAGTGGAACGTCGGCGTCCGGATCCCGGCGACCGAGGTGACGCCGAACGCGACGAACGAGGGGGCGTGCAACCTGATCGAGATCCCGGGCACCGGGGGGACGATGCACGTGATCGTCCACGCGGACGGGGACGGGACGCACGACTTCGTGGGGGGCAAGGTGCCGGTCCCCTGCGGGGTGAACGAGCCGGGGTATTGGGCGCTTCTCGATCGCTTCACGGAGGAGATGAGTCCCCAGAGCGCGCCGGTCAACGAGAGCTGGAACCTGTACGACTTCCCGATCGAGATGTACTTGATCCGAAATCTCAACTGCGGGGATCCACGCGGGGTCTGGGATCTCGACGCCTACAAGGCCGAGTGGATCAGCTCGAAGTGGAAGCTGATCTTCTCCTGCACGCGGGTGTCCGCCGGGGCGGGACGGATCGGGGGCTTCGTGATGCTCTTCCGGCCGAATGCGGTCTAGGAGGTGGGGGATGGATCGAGACTTCACGGTGGGTTTCTCGACGTCGAGCGGTTTGACCTCCCGCGGGTTGCGGTGGTTGATGAACTCGAAGATCAGTCACGTCTACGGATCGTGGAAGGTGCTCGAGGGCGTGCGGCTCGTGGTCGGGATGGAGTCGCATGGGTTGGACTGGAGGCCGCTCCGGAAGTTCGAGCGGACGAACGATCTGAAGCTGGTCTTCAAGCCGATCCGCGGGCGGCTCGCCGACCCCGAGGACCTCGAGCGGGAGCTCTCGTGGTTCGCCGCGGAGAACGCGAACAAGGAGTACGCGTTCTCGGTGATCGGGGTGCTCTTCGTCTTCTCGGTGCTCGAGAAGCTCGGTCGGATCGGGCTCTGGATCCGGGGGAAGCTTCACGGCTTCCTCTCCTGGCTCTCGCTCAAGTGCTTCGGGGACGACAAGGAGGTGTGTTGCTCGGCGTACATCGAGCTCCTTCAGCACGCCGGGTGCGAGTGCGTCGCGAAGCTCAAGTCCCACGAGAACGACACCCAGGAGCTCTTGGAGGCGCTCCAGGCGAGCGACGACTGGCTTCTGATCTACGACGCCGACGCGACTCCGGTGAGGAGGTGAGGCGGTGAACCTGCGCGAGGTGACGGGGGTGATCGACGGGGCGAACCGCGACTTCGCGACGCCGACGGGGTACGTCGCGCTCTCTCTGCGGGTGCTCCTGAACGGTCGGATCGTGGCTAGAGACCACGACGACGGGTACGACGAGCAGGTTCCGGCGGTGGGAGCTTTCCGGATGAAGATCGCCCCGATCGTCGGGGACACGCTCTTCGCGTTCTACGAGGAGGTGTGATGGCGGGACGACTGGACCAGGCGATCGGGACGGTGGACGGGGTCAACCTGGACTTCGCGACGGCGTCCGCCTACGCTCCGGGGACGCTGGTCGTCTTTCTGAACGGGCGCCAATTGAAGCGGGAGCTCGACAACGGGTGGGAGGAGACGGACCCGGCGGCCGGTGAGTTCCGGATGAAGATCGCCCCGGTCGGGCCGCAGTTCGGGGCGGACGACCCGGGGGACCTGATCTACGCCTTCTGGCAGACGGACAACGTCTCGATCGGCGGCGCGGACGGCGGGGTCCCTCAGATGATAGCGGCGACGCACCTCCGGCCGGAGCTGGGCGGGGGGCTCGAGCTCGCGCCGCGGATCGCGGGGAGCGTCGACCTGGAGGGGTCGATCGAGAGTCCGGTCCTCTCCGCGAGTGAGGTCCGACCCGAGGTGGTGGAGGCGGACGAGCTTCGACCTAAGATGAGCGGAGCGAAGGAGGTTTAAATGGCGACGATCAAGTTGACGATCACGGTCGAGAAGCTCTCGAACGTGATGACCCTCTTCGACGTGATCAAGGTGTACCGGTCGACGACCGGGATCGCTGGGACTTACTCGGAGATCACGGGGCCGGGAACCCGGATCACTTTGGTCGCCGGGCAGTCGGTCTACACCTACGACGACACGGCGGGGGACCCGACCTACTACTACAAGACCTCGTTCTACCACGAGACGACGACTCTCGAGAGCTCGCTCTCAGATCCGATCGAGGGGGACGCGGATTCGCTGTACGTGGACATCGACGCGATCCGCGCGGAGGGGGTGACGGTGGCGAACGCGGACGACGACAAGGTGCTTGAGCTGATCGAGGTCTGGCAACGCTTCATCGAGCGGACGACGCGCCAGTGGTTCGTTCCGCGCGAGATGACGCTGAAGTTCGACGGGAACGGGACCACGCTCCTCCAGCTCCCGGTCCCGATTATCTCGGTCTCGACCCTCACGATCGACGACGAGGAGATCGAGACGGACGCTTACGAGGTCTACAACGGGCGGGGGGAGAGCGAGCGGGACGACCGGAAGAACCCGCGGATAAAGCTGGTCACCGGGGACACGTCGATCTTCACCGGGGTGGGGCAGGTCAGGAAGCGGACCACGGTCTTCTACGTCGGGGAGCGGAACGTCGAGGTCGAGGGGGTCTTCGGGTACGTGGAGGCGGACGGGTCGATCCCGAAGCCGATTATCTACGCCCTGAAGAAGCTGATCGTCCGGAGCGCCAAGCCGATGGCGGGCTCGGTCTGGGGATCTCCGGCCGGGCCGATGATCGAGGAGGAGACCGACCGCCACCGGAGGAAGTGGGAGGATCCGTTCGTCGGGTCGAAGGCGTTCTCCACGACGGGGGACCTGGAGGTCGATCAGATCCTTGCGACCTACAAGTCGCCGCTCGCGATGGGGGCACCGCGGACCCTGCACCGCAGGATGACCGGGGGGAAGGTGCTCACGTGATCCCCAATTTGATCCATCCGATCCCGGTCCAGATCCAGCGGGTCAAGCCGAGCCTGACCGTATTCGACCCGGTCGCCCGGGAGCCGGTCCGCCAGCTCTGGAAGGAGGGACAGGGCCCGGGCCTCGGAAGCGTCACGGAGCTCGAGGCGCAGGTGAACTGGAACGACGGGAAGATCGGGAAGCCGGACAACCGACCGGGTGGTCCGGAGCTCAAGTCGGACGGATACCTCCTCTTCCGGGTCTTCGACCTGGTGAACGCCGGCGTCGCGACCGAGGAGGCGGACGGGACCTTGACCCTCGCGATCTCCCGCGGGGATCGGCTCGTTCGGATCGGTCGGCGGGTGACGGAGCTCTACGTCGTCTTCTTCCGGGACGTCGCCGGGTACACCGACCAGGCCGGTTGCACGATGCTCGAGGTGGACTTCGCCGACCGGGAGCCCTGATGGGGATCCGCTTCAACGACGGGTGGCGGCGCTTCAAGCGGTTCTTCAGTCGGCGTCGGCGGGAGGACGAGTTCCGGAGGGAGCTCCGGAAAAAGATTCAACAGCAGTTGATTCTCCTCCGGCGGGATATCGTCGGGTACATCGACAGCGAGAAGCACGGGATTCCCAACTCCCCTCTGACGATCCTGATCAAGGGGAGCTCGAAGCCCCTCGTCGATCGAGGTGATCTGCGCCAGTCGATCAACTTGCGGACGGAGATCACCCGGGAGAAAGTCCACGGGGGCGTGGGGGTCCTCCGAACGAAGCGCAGCAAGGACGGGAAGGTTCTGTGGAACCTCGCGATCGCGCTTCACGAGGGCTTCGTGATCAAGGTGACTCCGAAGGTTCGGGCCGCGGTTTTCGCCGAGATGAGGAAAAGACGAGGGAAGAAGACCAAGTTCGTTCCGACCGACCCCGGAGCGGCTGGTTCCAAGAACTGGAAAGTCCGGGGTCGACCCTTCGTGGAGGATCCCTTCAAGGCGGCCGAGACCCGCATAAAGGTGGCGCTCGGGGACGGGGTGCAGTTGAGTTTAAGTAAGGAATGAGTCTCTCCAAGTTTATAACCGAGGTGTGGTGGGAGCCGAGTCAAGGCTTCGACGTCCGCGGCTCGACGGTCCTCTCCGATTCGACGAAGATCCGCCTTGACCCCGAGGACTTCCAGTTGAAGCTCAAGCTCCAGTCGAACTGGAGGTACCCCACGGACGCGGATCTGTACGTGCAGAGTCGAACCTACCGACCGGAGGCGATTCACCGAATCCTGATGATCCAGGTCAACGCGACGATCCCGGTGGACGAGGACGGGAACGATCTCGGCTCGATCGGGATCCGGATCTTCGACGGGACCGATCAGATGTGGTGGAACGGCGGGGCCTGGGTGGTCGCCGGCGCCGGCGAGTGGAACACGGAGGACGAGATAAACCAGAACGTCTCGACGCTCGACGTCTCGAACCGGGCGTTCGCTCTCGTCTTCAACCTCGTGACGACGGACGACACGGTGACTCCGGTGATCGAGAGCGCCCTGGTCCTCTGGGAGGGGGAGATCGACTGGAGTCAGGACGTGATTCTCGACTCTTTGACTCAGACGGTCCAGGAGGAGGCGGTCTACGTCGATGATGTCTCCCTCCCACCAATCCCGGCGGCCTCGAGCTCGATCGACCTCGACGACTACGTGGACGAGTCGAACCTGACCGTTTCGGACGTGGACGCGGTCTACGACCACTCGGCGGACCCGAACCACCGGACGGACCTTCTCTCGAGCTACGACTCGGGGACCCGGGTGATCACCTTGACCGCGGCGATCCCGGCGGGGAACGTTCCCTACCTTCGGTTGAGGGTGCTCGCTCACGTGGCGTGGAACACTCAGCAGGACTTCGAGGAGGTCGGGGATTTGCCCCAGGTGGTTCTCCGGGACACCGACGCGGTCTCCTCATCTCCTTATCCCTTCTCCCACGATTCGGGTATCGTCCGAAAAGACACGGGATCGGCGGTCGTGGTCCCCGCGCCCTATAGGATGACGTACCAAGTGACGATGGAAGTCAGAACCGACAGGTCGAGAGGTCAACAGCGGGTCCAGGACTCGCTCCTCCGACTCCTGACGAGCGGGCCGACGGGCGAGATCGGTCCCTTTCTCCGGAGTCGGGCGACCGATCGACGTTATCGACTCTGGCTCATCGAGGAGTTCCGGGCGGTGACGCCCGAGCTGAACTTGTCCGACGTTCGGAGTCACCAGGCGGTGTTCCGGATCCAGGACGTGGCGTTGAACCTCCGGCCGGCGGTCGACGCGTTCGCGGTGAAGTCTTTCAACATGGGGTTCAACGCGACGTCGAGCGAGGCGGAGCAGGAGGCGATCCGCGACGGAACGCCGGTTCCGCGGACGTCGACCGAAACATTCGAAGTGAGTTGACAGGAGGCTGAAAAATGACGGTCAGACGATACGGGCCCGTCCTCGGAGCGGGTGTGCCAGTCGAGGAGCAGGAGGGCGAGAAGCAGATCCAACCGGCTCCCTACGGTGTGACCGTGATGGTCGGTGAGTTTCCGAAGGGACAGGTCGGCGAGCCGGGTTTCCCCGGCGGGAAGAAGGACTACTTCAACCGATACGGGAAGCGGAGACTTCCGACCTCGGAGGCCCCCGGGTGCGCTCAGGACTTCTACGACCTCGGACAGGGCGCCGGCGAGTTGATCCCCCACCGGATCACCGGAGGGGACGAGGAGCAGGCGCTTCTGTATCTGTACACTCGACAGGGCGACGGGGCGGCTCCGAGCTCCGGTCGAGCGACTCTCGGGAGCCTGAAGGCGAAGACCGGCGGGGTCTGGGGTGGACAGCGGGACGTTCACGTCGACGAGCACACCGGGGCAGGCGACTTGACCGAGACCACCCTCGACACCGGCGACACGATGATCGAGAACGAGTGGGCCGGCGGGATCCTCCAGCTCAAGAAGGTGACCTCGAAGACGTACAAGATCACCGGGAACACGGCGGCGGGTGTGGTCTCGGTCGAGGGGGATCAGACCCTCCTGACCGACTGGACCGCCGGCGCCGGGACCCCCGCGAACCGGTACGTCCTCTCCCGGGACAACGTCGACCACCTGAACGACGACCAACACCTCGCGGTGGTGGTGAAGGACGGGGAGGAGAACCCGACCACCGAGTTCGGGATCTACGTCTACGAGGACGGCGCCCTGGTCAAGAAGTGGACGAACCTCAACACCGACCCCACGAAGTCCAACTACTGGGTGAACGTCATCAACAACGACAAGGGCAACCACTGGGTGGTCGCCGCCGACCTTTACACCGGTGACAAGACGGTCGCCTCGGTTCGCCCGGCGAACTTCTACGGCGTCTCGAAGGCGCTGACCGCTCTGACGCTCACCCTCCCCGACCCCGACGTGACGGTCAACTCCCCCGGGAGCGCCGACCCGACGATCGTGATCAACTCCCTCGGGGCGCTCGTGAAGTCCCAGGTGATCACCGGGACGGTGGAGAACTCCGGAGCGGACATCCGGTGGACCACCACGATCGGACCGCTCGAGGTGGTCGCGGTCGGGTTCGACGGGGTGGCGGAGGATCTCGGCGAGGAGCTCCTGGACGTGACCGTGACCAACGGGGCGACCGTCCTCGCGGACGGGGACACGATCGTGATCGAGGTCCTCGCGCTCGAGGTGGACGAGGCCAAGGGTGGGACGATCTGGCCGGACAAGGTCAACGAGCCGAACCTGAGCTTCATCATCGACTCCAACACCCGGACCACCGTCTCGGTGCGGACGGGTCTGGACCTCACGGACGGCGGCTCGATCGCGGCCGGCGAGGAGTTCATGCTTCAGTACGAGCAGGAGTTCGGCGCCGGGCACGACGGCTCACCGGTCACGGACGCGGACTACCTGGACGCGTTCGACGCGGTGCTCTCCAAGCTCAACCGGATCTTCGGCAAGAACAAGGGGCTCGTGAAGATCTCCACCCCGGGGGTGACCTCGACGGTGGTGACGAAGGCTGGGCTCGAGTACGCCGCGGCGCGGAACTACCAGTACCTGGTCGAGTTCCCCGTGTCGATCGTCGGGGAGTCGGAGGCGATCGACCACATCAACACGACGATCGGGCGGTCGGACTACGGGTTCTGCTACCTCCCGAGCTGGGGGTCGATCCTCGACCCGGACGCCACCCCGGGGACGCAGGACGTCCCGCTGGTTCAGGTCTCCCTCGCCGGGATGATCCTCGGGCGTCACGCCCTGGTGGCGAAGCAGTACGAGGGCTATCACAAGGCGCCGGCGGATATCACGGTGACCCTTCCCGACGTGCTCGAGCTCCCGACCGGGGACCCGGAGACGGCGGACGCTCTGAACGAGGAGATGCTGAACCCCAAGGGGATCAACGTGATCAAGTTCCGCCAGGGGACGGTGATCGTCTGGGGGGACCGCACGATCTCCCCCACCTCCGAGTGGCAGTGGCTCCACCAACGGTCGCAGATGAGCCACTACGAGAACCTCCTCCGGGAGAACTTCGACTGGATCGTGTTCGCGATCAACGACGTCGACAAGCAGGAGGAGGCGGCGACCACTCTCCGGGCGTTCTTCTACCCGGAGTGGAACCCCAAGAAGGCGATCCGGGGGGACAAGTTCACCGACGCCTTCAAGCTGAAGATCGACGACGAGAACAACACCGACTTGACCCGGAGTCAGGGCGACATGAACGCGGAGATCTCGCTCCGCCTGGCCGACACGATCGAGCGGTTCAAGATCGTGATCGGGAAGCAAGGTATCTTCGACGCCGTCGAGTAGCGACCCGGCGACGTCGTTTCAAAAACGGCGCTCCAACGAGCGCGGCGCTAAGGCGCACTGACCAGGAGGAATCAAATGGGCAGCGGAGTTGCAAGAACGGTCGCCGGGTCCTACGAAGGGACCGGCGCGGCTCAGAGCATCTACCTCGACAAGGTGGGCTTCAAGCCCAAGCGAGTGACCATCTTCAGGATGGATACCGCGATCGACAAGGCCGAACACGTGGAGGGGATGGCGGACGCCTCCTTCCTGAAGACCGCCGCGGCCGGGACCCGGACCCTCGTGACCTCGCAGGGGATCACCCTGCTGGACACCGGGTTCTCGGTGGGGGCCGACGCGGCGATCAACAACTCGGGCGACACCTACCGCTACTTCGCGGAGGAGTGATCCGGGGGTAGATCCGACGACAACTATCCGCCCGGGGTGCCCCGGGCCGGAGGAGGTGAGAGATGGCAACGATCGACCAACTGCTCGGG